GTTTCAATTTCCAATGTTGCATTAGCCATTTCAAATGGAGACCAATGAGAATGTTTTGCCAAATAGTTGAGTAGTTTAGGAGCTGTCTCTTGGTTTAACTGATTGGATGGATTTGATACTCTAGCACAATACGCGATTAAATCCTGTACGTCGTCTAATCCAATAACCGCGTCTTTTACTGGTTGTGAGTATGCAATTAGTTTAGCTTTCATATTACGTATCCTTGTTCGCGGAGGCGGGCTTTCCATGCACCACCTGTTTGTTGTTCTTTAAATTGTAGCTCAAGCCACTCTTTATCTTTTGATGGTTCAAGTGTTTTAATTATAGTTTCTATTAATTCTGGTTTTAAATTAAGTAAGTTCACGATTTTCTCCAATTAGCAAATTTTAATTCAGCTACCAAACCTTGGTAGATATTCTCTTCTATCATTTTTTCAGGATCATACCCTTTCATATAAATGTCGTTTATGTCTTTTGCAGGAACGTTTTCTGGCCAAATACAAACTTTATAACCAGCCTTGATTACCTTTTCCATGCGATCACAAATTTCTTTATTACGAGGTTCAGCATCAAATACATATATGGCGTTTTCACTTGCAGAGTTACCATTGCCTTCAGCACCATTCATAGAGATAGCATTCTCGAGGAACATACTGTCTATGGCGCCTTCAACAATATAATAAGGTTGGTTGAAATCGACTTTGTCCAAACCAAAAATCTTTGGCCTTTCTTCAAACAATATAGTTATATATCTAATTCCATCAGGATCAAATCCACGCGCTGATACACCAAAACAATTACCACGTTCATCAAGGAATGGTATGATTAAACGCGGCTCATCTTTTTTAAAATTTGGAAACTTGTTTGGTATTATACTATTGATCCATGTTTTAAACTTAGGAGCATAGTATAAACGATAATGGTGACTTGTAGGGATTTTGCGTTGTTCAATATAATACTTGACTGGGTGGTCATGTTTTAATTGACTAACTTTTTTGATTTTGGAAAGAGGATTTGTTTTATTAAATGTAGGCGCTTTTGTTTTAAATTTATTATCGTCAACATCTTTTTCTTTGGTATCCTTGATAGTATTATTGGCTTTACCTACGAACTTGTCAGCAATATAATCGTTGTATAATTGCTGATCTTGGCCCTTTAGAAAGAATGAGAAGCCCTGAGAGGCACCGCAGTTGTGGCAATAATATGAAAACTTATTATCACGTTCCAACAGCCATCCACGAGCCTTAGATCGACTCTTTTGTGAGTCACCACAAATGGGACACCGAAAATTAATTTTATAAGGATTTGTGTTACGTATTTTAAAATTATCGAGTCTACCAGATAACATCTGAGCATACTGAATATCAACAAAATCTACCATTATATACTTTCCATATTGAATATAAACATTATAACATAAAAGATAATAATGTCAACCGTTATTTTAATATATCACAGATTTAATTGTATGTCAACCAAATAGATCAGGCCAAGACCATTTAGCAAAGAAAAACATAATAACACCACTTACGCCCATAATATAATAGCGCCAGTTTTCCAATGTTGAAATCTTTTTTGTTTGGTCGTTAATACGAGAATGCAAACCGCGTTCCATTATTTCGAGCTTTTCAAGTATTTCTTTATTACTCATAGCTCGTTTTTCAGCGTTGTGCTGAGCAAGTTTTTCATGGTCAGCACGTGACGATCGCCTATATTCTTCGAGTCTATCGCTCAATACTTGTAAACGCAAATCTTCATTGCGTCTTGTTTCATCAACTGTTCTTTCAATTTCTTCAAGCTTTTCTTTAGTAAAAGCAATTACTTCTGATTGAACAGCTACGTTCTTGCTAAGGTCAACCATAACATCCATTGATGTTTCAACCTTGTTAAAGAACTTTTGAATTTGTTTAATATCACTTTGTATTAAGCGTATATCGGTTTCCCAATTTTTTTCTGTAGCCAAAATATTATTCCTTTAATGCCTTTTGATAACGGAGGCTAGTGGCGAACTCCATGATTAATTAATCACTTAAAATAATATAATTTGTATACGTTATTATTTATCGACCAATGCCTCTTCATAATAGACAATTATTGCTTTTTGTTCATTTATATATCGTCTCATTTCGCCAATACCAATAGCAAGGTTCTCATAACCTTTTGAACTAATAGCAAACACTACAAAATTACCTGTTTTACCTTTAAGTTCTTCTACCTTTTCATCAAGGTTTTCTTCGGTAATAACCATCCATTCCATAGGAGGAAAGTCAACTAAAGGTGGTCTCTCTTGTATTGGGATATTTTGTTTTTGATATTCAGTCTTCGTTACTACTACTGGTTCCGGCTGGCTCAGACACCCCGTCAGTATCATCAACATCGGAAGGAGGAGTAGTATCTTCGGCGATTTCATCAATAAGTCTGTTAACTGCATTCTGTACTCTTTCTTCTAAATCTACAGGGTCAGTTAATGCTTCCATATCTAAGTCAATGCGAGCAAATTTGTTACGCAATGTATTTAAATACTCACGCGACTCTGCTAATTGTTTTGTAAGATTTTGGTTTAATTTTTCGTTGCGCTGGGCATCAGCGACCATTGTGTCCACGGTATTTTGTAATGTTTCAGTAGCCGCTACTAGTTTAACGTTATTGGTCCGAAGAACGCTTATCGTTTCCTCAGACCAATCGTAATATTGTTTGGCACCATATCCTACACCTGCAAATAAACCACAGACGATAATTAATAGATATAGTTTAGCCATCCTGACACCCTATTACTTTGAGCAATATGATGCGTATAGACCTTCAAATTTTCCTTTTGAACAGCCATACTTTTCTTTCATCTTACCATACATTTCTGTTTTTGTGCAAGATGCATTTAATTTTTTCATGTCAGCGCCGATTTTGTCGTCGTCCGAGTCATCATCATCGTCGTCGTCCGAGTCATCGTCGTCATCATCATCGTCGTCGTCCGAGTCATCGTCGTCGTCTTTTGCTTCTTCTAAATCTTCTTCTAAAGCTGATTTATATTTTTCTTCTAAAGCAGCGGCGATACGTGATTGCATTTCTTCTGCGAATGCGTCTTTCATTTCCAATGGATTTTTATCCAACGCTTCTTTGATAATTTTTTCTAAAGACATTTCTATCTCCTTATTGTTAGATTTAATATTTCTATACTGTATTTATAATTATTTAAACATCTTACTTTGAGTTGAAGGACCAACAATACCATCGGCGACTAAACCGTTGCTATTTTGCCATTTTTTTACAGCGACAAGGGTTCCAAATCCAAAATCACCATCAGCGGCAACACCAATAGCTTTTTGCATTTTCTTAACATCATCGCCTTTCATACCCTTGCGTAGAGTACGAACAGAAGCAGATGCTTTCGTTGTTTTAGGTGCCGGTACTTTACCACCAAGGATTGCTAACGCTTCGTCCCAACGACGGTTACGATCTTCTAATCCAATTGTACCACCATTAATTTTTTTGGTTAAACCTTTATTGTCACCTTTGTCAGCCCACTTTTCTAATTTATTAGTAGACCAAAACCAACAAGCAGACTCGAGAGCGCCTTTTGGTGTTGATACAGATTCAGCAGCTTCCTCAGCACTTATGTCGATTGAACTTCCAAATTGTGCGTAATTATTTCTTCCTGTAAGCTGCTTGATACCTCTACCCCTAAAGAGCCAGCCATCGCCGGGATTAACGTTTCCCAAGGCTCCTCGTTTAGATCTAAACTCATCTTGGTAGACATAGTTTGCGATTTTTTCTTGGTCTCTTGCATATTCTTTTGCATCACGTTTTCCTTTTCCAAAATAACGACCAAACACTGAGTTCAATGCTTTTTCTGAATAATTAAGATTTTCTACTAAGCGGGTAAAGTCTAATGACTCATGTGCACATTGTGCCATAAAGCCAGCGATACGATTATTTGTATTGATTTCATATTTTTCAAACATTGGAACCGCTGCTTCGTACCAAGCTTCAGGTTCTTTATTTGAAGGAATCATTGCGCTAAATTGTTCTAAAGTAATCACTTATTTGTCTCCCATTATATCTCTTAGTCTTTTCTTTTTTGAACTCTTATTACCTGACGTCCATTTCTTTTGTCCTGCTTTAGACATATGACCGCCATCCATACCAGCTATATTTCCACCACTAACATTATTTACTGGCTCTTCTTGTATTTCTGGTTTTGCATCAATGTTATTCTTTTGTCTAAATGATTTTAAATCAGACGAAGCTCTTTCTCGTCTTTTCTTGGCATCCAAAGCATCTTTAACATTTTGAGTATGGAGTTTATCAACGTCCATTCCACGCTTTGCTAACTGCTGTTTAAATCTTGCTCTGCCAAATGCTTCATTTTTTCTATTGACATTCTCTGCAAGTGTGGTATAATAGTTATAACTACTAGAAAATAATTCTAATGATTCATCTAATTGATCGTCAGTCATATCTTCGTTTAAAAACATATCATCATCAGTAAATGCCTTATATTCTCTAATCAAAAAGAGAGCAGCCGCGTATGATGCTAGTTTTGAACTACCGCCTGGGACTTTGGCAAGTAATTTTTTAAGGTTAGCAATCATGCGATCAAAGATACGCCATGCTGCACGTTGTTTTTTAGTATTTAAATCTTTTGATTTAATTAGTACCTTACCATTTTTATCAATAATGCCTTCTTTGTATGCATCCCATTTTTCAAATGGAGTTGCTAGACGACGGATAAATTGGTATACTAAAAATAGATCTACTACCATGTTTATATTCCTTTTAGCAGTTCGCTAATGTATTTATCTGATTCTATACTATCTTTATGTATGACATAGTCGTCGTAAGAAACGACACTAGGCATAAAGTTTAAATATACCACAAATGGTTTCAAAAATTTGTGATATTCATGTAGTTTCATAAAAAGCATGTTAGTTGCTTCTGGTCCAAAGATATTGTATATAACGATCAAGTGATTCAGAATCAGCCTTTCTTTCAAATCATTATCTTGTTTGTATCTACCAAATAGTTTACGTAAATACTGAAATCTCTTCAAGTCCTCATAAAATTCGACGGTATCGGTACAATTTGGATTGTCGTAATACTTCGAAGCAAATAACAGAAAGGTTGATTCTGTTAATATCATAATGTTTTATGTATCTTCAACTACTGCATCGTCGCCTGTACCACTAACACCTAAGTCGCCAACATCAGCGTCTGCACATGTTCCGCCCTTCATTGGTACTAAACATTCCGCAAAATGACGGCTGTTTGCTGTGTGATATGACCACCAACCTGGACCTGTAAGGCCTTTAGCTCGGTTAGATGCTAGTGCTGCTTCTTCGTCAGAAACGAAAACTGCGTTATCTTTGTCGTTTGATTTGTTTGGATTAGAAGCGGTAGCTGACAGCCATTTTGGTGCTGACGCTGCGTTATCTAGTTTTGCCCATGATCCCATTGTAGTTCTCCTTAATGAGGTTTATTAATTACTTGGTTTTGGTCTATTCTGAGTTTGTTTCAGCTTAGCCTTGTGTCTGGCTATAGTTTTCTTTAATCTAATAGATTGTCTATCAGCAAGCTTTGCCTTGATATTATTTCTTCTTTTATCTTGTATATTAGCTAATGTAGACTTAAGTTTGTCGTTTTTAGCTTGTGCTTTGTCAGCTTTAGCCGCGGCCGTGCCACGAATGTTACCTTGTTTATTCATTAACGCGGTTTTTGCTAATGTTTTAACACCTAATCCTGCAAGCTTTGAAAGTCCATATGCAGCCTTTGCTGTGCCACCAATAACTTTACCAGTATTACTTAATAATTCCTGAAGTTCCGCCTCAGTCATATTTTCTAGTTGTTCTATGGTAATATTATTTTCGTTAATAATGTCAATAACAGCTTCATTTATTGATTGTTCTATCGATTCATAAGATTCGGCTTTATTCTTATAAGGAGCTGGTTTACCAGTTAATGAATTTGCTTTTGGATCTTTTCTTACAAGACCTTTTGGATCTTTTAAGTGAATGTCAGAATCAGTTGTACGCTTAATTTCTGAACCAATACCTTTATGACGCTTATCAAATCTTTTTTGATGTTTATCTTGAGCTGCCTTTGTTGCTGATCCATAATCTCCACCACCAGGCATTCTTTTATTAGCTGACTGCTTGTATTGCTTTACGGCTTTTTTCTTATAGCTCTTTAAAGTAGCAGGAGATAACTCGTCAAGTTGATTTGTTGATTCATATTTGGCAGCAGGGTCACCTTTAGTTACCGTATGAGGTTTACCGTTAATGTGTACAATGGCATTACCATTCTTATCTACATTACCATTCCATATTCCAGCCTTGTGTGCTTTACGGGCAGCTACAACCTTTGGGTGTTTAGGATCAAATGATTCTTTTACTGCATTACAATTACAGTGAGCGCAATCAGCAGGGCAATCACAATCTTCTGCTTTTACATCAGCACCGCAGCATTTATCAGAACAATGTGTATCCTTCACTTCGTTAAAATGATTTCTAAAGCTTTTCATTTCGTATTCCTTAAATATTATTCTTTATTTTCTTTATTTATAAAAAAATTACCATTTGACCTTATCAGCCCAGTATGCAGCTGACATTTTACCTTTAGCAATATTTTTACCATGGCGAGCCTTAAATGATTTACGTTTCGCTTTCATTTTATCAGACTCACCCTTTTTAGGCTCGCCTGCAGTCGAAGCACCTTGCTCACCAAAACGAATAGTCTTTATTTTGTCGCCGTCTTTAGCAACAACAATATGACTTTTAGTAGGATGCGAAGGAGTGCCTTTGGCTTTGTTAAAACCTTTTACACCAGCTCGAGCTAAACGTGGATCTTTTTCTTCTGATACATTATGAGCTACTTTATGAGTAATTTCAGTATCTTTTTTTACATGGTTCATACCAGTTTTATTGCTATGATAAGTGTCTTTATCAAAATCACCTTTCATTTTATATACACTGTATTTTCTACCCGGAAACTCTTTCTTTAACGCCTTAGCACCTTTTGTAGCATCTTCCGGAGTTTTATATGCTGCACCTCCATGTTCACCTTTTTGACCACCAAGTTTAGTACCAAATCTTTTATCCTTTGGATCAGTTGAACCATGTTTTACATTTTGCTTTGCTCGATTAGCGATTGCATCATAGGATCTCGTATGTCCGATAGTATATAATTCACTAATATATGTTTTAAAACTTTTCATGTGTTTGCCTTTGCGTGATCGTTATATGTGCCATGTCCACCGCCGGGATGGTTTGTTTCAGACTGATCATGTATTTTAAAATGGTGTAGAGTATGTCCGCATGATGTTTTATGACTTTTAATATGTTTTAATTTAGTTCCAGCTGGGACCACTGATTCTTTTTCACCTGATCCTATTTTACCTTTTTTTGTTTTACCGTCTATATAAACCGCTTTATCTTTTTTATCAGCATGTATTGCTACAACATGTCTATTAGACTTAGAAGATTTATGGCCAGCAAAATCACTAGCTACTTTATGGTCGTGTGATGTCGATAAGTGCGCTGGACTATGAACTATTCCTTTTGAAGATTTTTTAGCCGCTGCTCCAAAATCGTGTGATGTTCCATGATACAATGTTATTTTTTTACCAAGAGGTTTAGAATGTTTCATAATTGTATGGTGCATATGGCCGTGGCTTTCAAATCCGGGCTCATGTGCTTCGCCATAATGATGATGCATATCATGTTCAATTATACTATGTACCTCGTGGTGCTTTAAACCTTTTTTATGACCTTCGAGCAATTTACTATTAACTCCACCTGAATAACTTTTAAATTGTTTAATTGATCCGGCATCATGCGCATGTTTATGTACATCAGCAGAATGTTTCTTTAAATATTCAGTATGATCCTCTTTATTATGTTCAGCTGCATGATCGTCCAAAGATTTTTCGTGGTCAGCAGCTTCATTTACTGTCTTTTTTTTATTTAGACTTGGTCGCTTAGTCCCAGGACGATTATTACTAGTATCATGGTCAATGCTTACAGTGCCGTCTTTGTTTTTATAAAAACCTTTTGGTACTTCGCGTTCTTGTGCATGTTTCTTAAAACTTTTCATTTCATCAATTTCTTTATTGCTGCCAACGCTTTTTTACCGTCGGGATGGTTTGGGTTAATACCTACAGGCTCGCCATTTATGAGCTCAGATACATTCACAGATTTACGCAAAGCCGTAATCGCTTTATGTAAAGGATCTTTTGCGTTATATTTAGTTTCAAATCCTGATTTACCGCGCACTTCAACCCAAGATTTTTCTTTACTATCTTTTATTTTTAAGACGTCTTCACGCTTACCTCTAATAAGTTTAAGTTTAATACCTTCTGACATATATTGTTTAAAACTATACATACTCTTTAATCTTTTTTTCAATCGCTGAAATGATTTTATTGTGAGTCTTACTTAAATATCTATCAGATCTTAAACGTTTTATTGCTAATGTAGTGTCTGCAGCATATTTTTTCTGGAAAGCTGCTGGTCGTGTATCAATATCCTGTACGTTTGCTAATCTATCAGCAAGTTTAATAACTAAAGACCAACTTGACATCTTAGCCATTTTATTAGCAATGTACTCGCCTTTACCGATAGCATCAGATGCAGCTTTATCAGTAGTTAATTCTTTAACCATATCAGCCACGAGAGCACCAAACTGTTTAACTAAATCTGCATATGTAGTATCAGTATCTTCAATAGTATCGTGCAAGTACGCCGCTTGTACTAATGCAGAAAGGTTATTAGATTTTTTAAACTTTTTCACAAATCGCGCAACTTCTTTTGGATGTTCAATATATTGACCGCCGCTTTTGCGTGTTTGACCAGAATGGGCCTTTGTCGCGACCCTAAGTGCCGTTAGGGCGCTTTCATTAAGATCGTGTGATGTGAATTCTTTAAATCTTTTCATTAGTGATGCCCACGGTATTTAAATGTTTTACTATAATCTGCTACTTGTTGTTTTTTATCATATTCACCGTAACGATCATGTTTAAACTGACCTCGGTAAATAATAAGTTCTTTTACCCATGCCTTTGGCGAAAGAGTTTCAGCCCATACGAACTCTCTACGCCGAGGGTCCCAAACTTCCAAATTCCATTCACCTCTATGACGTTCACCATCATCAAGGAATTTTGAAACTCTGTACTTACCCTTAGCCTTTGGAAATTCAATAGTTTGAGCGCCGCCCTCTCCCATAGAAGTATCTTTTTTCCATTTAGGTGGTCTATCTACCGCCTCGTTTAAATGCGCCTTAAAACTTTTCATCATAGTATTCCTTACTTAAACTTTAAATATGGTTTGAAATTATACATTTGTTTTGAATTATCAGCCATACCATTTCTGTTATGCATAAACTGACCACTTACAATACATTTATGTTTAACGTATTCTTTGCCTTTAAAAATATCAATATCTTCCCAGTCTTTTCTATTAGCATTCCACACATAAAACTTATATTCGCCTTTATGTCTATACCCGTCAGGTCGATATTTTTCTATTTTATATTTAGCCTTAGACTTTGGAAATTCAATTTCGCTTTCATCATCGTTTATTTTCTTCCATTTAGGTGGACGAGACGGTTTAAGCTCTTCGTTTAGATACGTTTTAAAACTTATCATGCTTTCATTTTTTAAGTGTTTATGGAACGTGTCTCGAGCAGCACTATCAGAATGCGTAACCTTTATCCTAGATCCAGATTTATTTTTAGTTGTATTAATTTTATTACCAGTACCTTTAAGTTTTGCTTTAAGAGTTTTGGCATGATCGTGTGATGTTGTTAGTCTAGACTCTGTACCACCATGGTCTAGTGGTCGGTGACTTCCGTCCATATATTCCTGATGAGTTTTATGTGTAACACTATGATTTCCAATGGTGTGTTTAGTATCAGCATGCTTATGAGCTGGTTCTTTATTTGCGTCGTGCATTGTCGCATGTTTTCTGTGAAATACTACGGTTGAGTCATGGTCCTTAGAAAAGTCATGTGAATGATAATCTGAGTGAGTATGTCCATGATAACCAGCCTTCTTGAGCATTTTTGTTGCTGGGTGGTTATGTACTTCTTTATGGTTTGGATTGCTAACAAGATCAGTGTGATAATCTTTCATACTATGACCATGCTTTTTAAATAAGGCTTTAACCTTTGGGTCTGTATGATGAGCAACGTTCTTTACTTTTACCTTATAGGTATGAGCTTTACCATGTTCTTGTTCATGGTTTTTATGCCAACCTGCAGCTTGGTGAGCATTATGAGATAACCACATAGGATGCTCTGGGTTTTTACCCTTACCTGCATTGTGCTTATCAGTATCAATTTTACTAGCACTTGTATGATGGTGATCGTGCGAAGAGTCAGCACTTTCTGCTATATAGCATTTAAACCTAATCATCGCGCCATTTCTCCGGATAAATTTTTCTTTGCTCAGTTTCCCATGCATTCCAAGCTTTACCTTGTTTACTAGATTTCCATTCTCTACCATTTAATTTATAGTTTTTACTACGTTGACTAGTCATTTCAGCAGCTTTTCTCATAACAGATAAATGGTCGCCTGCGTCGTTTTCTTCGCCATATATTTTGGCTATTTTAGAATATTTACTAAACCACGTATTAGTCTTTCTGGTAGAACCCGGAAATGCAAGTTCCGCATACTGATAGCTTTCTAGGTGACTATACATTAAGTGAGCATATATTAAATCATTATCAGTTACGTTTTTTGTTGGTAACTTTAATAATTTAACCTTAGGCTTAATAAATTCTGTGCCTGTTATTTCATGGTATTTTGCCATTGACTTAACAGTATATTCAGTCATATATCGTTTAAAACTTAACATATTAACCGCCAAACTCGTGGCCAGCAACTCTTTTCATTTGCTTATTAAACTCAGCTTGAGATGGTTTTTCTTTATATAATTTAATAGAAAGGTTTGCTTTATCTTTACCTTTGATGCGCCATTTGTGACCAGCCTCTTTATGTTCAGGACTAGTTGTTTTAACTACACGACGTTTATAACCAGCTTCCCAAGTTTCAGAACCTTCACTTACATCGTTTGATTTCATATAATCTCTAACAGTATCAATGTAATCGGTTGCTTTTGTAATTTTTGATTGAACCCACTCAGGCATATTGTCATCATCTTTAAGCATACCATGTAACTCTTGTGCAGCATCAATCATAGTCTTTAATTGATTTTTTGACATGCCACCTTCGTTATCGTATTCAGCATCTTCATTCTTAGGTACGCAATTAGGAACCATTTTGTTTCCTTTTTTCTTCATACCAACTTGTTTATGTGAGTCCCAACAAGCTTCTTCCATTGGAGTATCAGACTTAAGAGTTTTAACTAATTCATCAGTACCAATATCGCCGGCGCCTGCTTTTGATTGAATGTGTTGTTTAAACTTTTTCATTCTTTGTTGTCCTTCTTTTTTCTTAGCATTTTACGAGTAAAATGTGCTGCGCCTCGTTCACGTCGTTTAATTCTGTCACTATGTGATTTTATTTTTTTAGCGTCATCAGAAGCGCCCTGTACGTTTCCACGCATTCTGTTGGCTGCCTGTGAACCTACCGTGCGTTTAAAACTATATTTTGCATCTTCTCTATCTTTTATGGCTTTATTAGCATAGTTAGCAAGAGTATCCGTTCCTAACTCATTAATATTTGATTCTTTTTTACCAAGAGATTTCACATGGTTTTCAGCATCTTTTTGATTTGGAAACTCTTTAAAGTATTTACGATCATGTGTATGTACCGCAAACGTTGCTGTACTTTTTCCAGCTGCACGAGATTTTTTCGTAGTTGGATTATATACTTTAGTAATCTTATATGTTTCTTCAAGTTCTACTTCTTCTTTACGTACTTTAGCAGCCAAGTCTTTATCAGCTTTACCCCATGTACCAGAAGATTTAGTAATAAAAGAATTAACTCTTGCATGGCCCCATTGCTCTGGCGTAGTTCCCGGTCTATGACCAGTTTTCCAAGCAGCAACACCGCGGTTATATACTTGTTTTAACACACCTTGCGGCATACCAGATTTCTCAGATTTTTTAGCCAGAGATTTATCAGCAGCATCTTCTTTAATATATGATTCTGTTGATTCCATTAAGTCGACAATATCTTCGCCAATCAAATCAGTATCTTCCTGAAGTTTTGGCTTATACATTTTGAAACGCTTATCAAAATTTGGCTTGCCATTTTTATCTAAAAGCATATGAGGGCGTTTACCTTGACGTTGTCCCCAGATATGGCTTTCTTCCAACTCTTCAGTATAACCCATTGCACGAGCTTTTTTAGTATGCTTTGACTCTTTAGTCTTTGCTTCTTTATCTCCAGGAGCTGGTTTATATGCAGATGCATCATTGTCAGCCTTTTTGCCATTACGCTCAAAATGATCCTCACGATCGTCTTTTTTATCCTGAGCTACACCTGTATAATATTTACCAGTTTTTTCTGACATAAAGTTTTCAAACTTTGTATCTAAGTCTTCATTTTTACGTTTAAGAACTGCGGCAACTTGAGGGTGGTCAGATAAACCTTTTGCAATTTTGTTGATAGTCTTAACCGCGCCTGACATGTTATTACCATATTTTTTATCAGCGGCAATGCCTACTGCCATTTTTACATGTGTTGGGTTATGAGCTTCTGCCACAAAGTTTTCAAATTGTACGTTTAGACTTTCGTTCTTAGATTTATTCATGTTTCGTTTACGTTCGCGTTCTTTAATTTTAACTTTTGGTAATAGCTTTCGAGCCATTGCATCTAATCTTTGTTTAGAGAATTTAGCAACACGTTTATCAATTACAATCTTTTCACCAGACGACATATCAGCATATCGTTTATTTTTTGCAAAACGGTTTTTAAGATTTATGATTGCTTGTTTACGAGCACGTTTCTTAAGTACTTGCATGGTTGCAGTTCGTCGAGCGGCTTTTTCTCTACCACGTTTCATTTTAAATCTGTTTTTACGCATCCTAATGCCAATAGCTCTTCGTTGCATACGATCTAAAACTTCGTCAAGCTCTGCCGTATCCTCTACAAAATCTTCAATGTTTTCAAATTCATTATCGTTATCTTCTGACATGTTCATTCCCTTTCGCACGTCGGCTAATATCGCGGCTGCGGTTGTTTTTAATTTACTTGGTAATCCGGTTGCAAATTTCTTAACATCATTATCCATGGCAAAGCCACGCATTTTAGTTCCAGACATTCCCTTAACACCTTCGGCATCAGGATCTCTTTGCCCTGCCGATACAACCGTAATATTATTAAATACATATCCAGCTGATGATTTATTATATTTGTTTAGTAATTTATCAAATTCTTTTACTCTGTCAGATCCAACAACTACTATAACATCTTTATGTTTACCACTCAGTTCAGCCATCACCTCAATAATAGTTCGTGCTTTTGATTTAATAACGATTTTACCAAATGCCTTTTGAGCGTATTTAATTTTATCATTATAACTTAGTGGATTTTTGTTTTTATCTTGTGATTGTGAAAGGTAAATATAACCAACACCGCCACTACTTTTGGCTTGACTTGCAACTGCGTTAGCCAATTTTTCATGGCCGACTGTAATTGGGTTCATTCTTCCAAAAGTTATAACAGCTGGTTTGCTTGATGCCATTTCATTTAATGTTGGCTCAACATCGATATATTTTCCTGCGTCAAACCCTTTAAAACTTTGAATTTTACGCTTGCCATCTTTACCTTTTTCAGCAGCCTTTTCTTTCGGCTTTGATTTAGGTTTGACTTCGTCTTCGTCGTTCTTCGGGTCATTAATGTCTTGTGGTTCGTCAACCATAATTAGATCCTACTATTTAATTTAATTCTATTTATAATATTTTTGAAAAGAGGGTATGAATTGATAGTTAACTTGTGCTGATTTACCCCAAATAGTTGACTCTCGCAGCCATCCAAGGGCAGGGGTTGGTGAAGCTATGTGTAATGGCATAACAGTTCTGCGTTGTTTTAAGATAAAATAGTCATTATCAACAGCACTTCGTATACCTTGTTCAGATATTTCTTTAATCAAAAATTGAGCAGTTCGTTTAGTCATAGCATAAGCATGTGCTCCTTCATGCCCTTCTATTCTTATTAAATCTGTTGGAGGCCCAGCAGAAACATGGTCGTAATCATTTGGATTAATTACTTTATATCCTAACACAACAATAGTATTTTCTGGTATATCTATTGTTATTGGCTGCAGCATTATAGAATCATGTTCAAGCACAATCCCTACATTATCAGTACCTTCAGCAATTCTTTTCCATATACCAAAATGACCTGCTGTACAACACATAGCCTTTTGACCAGCGTCTGGATTTTCAATACGTTGATAAGGCTCGGTTGGTAAATTAGGTATATTTAAATCTCGGAACGCTGACTTGCCGGATTGATTACTATATCCTAAATGATATGTCCATGGTAGTCCAACTTTATCGCACGAGTCGGCAGCGACCTTTGCATATTCAAGTGATAACTTCGTATTAATTTTTAAGATATATGCCTTCATACATACGTTTCCTCAGAAAGTTCGTTATATAAAGTTACATCAGGTCCAAAGTATTTTAGTATATTGTTCATAGCTTTATCGTCAAAAGAGATTTCGTTGCCACGGTTTTTTCTAAAATCAGTTTTATGCTGAGGTAACATGTGTTTTACTTCTATATGTAAATCATGCATAAGTTTATTAAGCTCATTGTTTATGTTTTCATATAGCCAATAATCACCATGTATTTCGTTGTTATATTTTAATATATCAGATTGTAATATACCAGAATTTGGCTCACCAATAAACGAACCTTTTGGCGTCCAAGAATTATATTCTTCCACTGACGGTGCTATATGTTGATTTTTCCATCTCTTATAGAAATAGTAAAAGCTTTTTTGCCTATCAACAGGATCTCTTACGACCGCAATAGATTTATATTCAATAGCAGCCATTGGAGTTATAATACGATTTTCAACTAAATCTTGTAGCGTAAAATGATAGTATTTAAAATGTACCTTATACTTATTAATTATATCTTGGCTTAACGTAGCTTCAATATTTGAATCTTCAACTGGTGTATAAATCGCATCAGGATCAGGAATGTTTTTAATAAAGAACTCAGATAAGCTACTACTCGCAGTTTTTGGTGTTCGTAAAAATATTAATTTATATTTGTGAGATATGTACATTATATACCCTTATCATATGTTATACTATTTGCGTGTCCAGTAGATCCCCATTTATGGTCTGCATAAACTTTATCTGGTCCATCATATCTTTTTGCACCACGTATATAAAACAACGGAATAAAATAATGGCTTGGCCATATAGTTATCATATGTTTAAAATTTGGGTGGTGTTTAGATAGAAATAGATTACCCGTGGATCTAAATGGCTCTGGGCTCAAATCAGTTGGTTTTAATTTATGGAGTGTATCAATAACATGTTTGACGAATACATTCTCAGGATTACATGCCATAATAGGTTGAATGTTTGGTGTTGGTAGTTTTTCATTTTCGTAACAAGAATAAGCGTAATTCTCTGGTGATGTAAATAACTCATCAGTATTTTCTAAACAAGTCATATCAGCCTCAGGCCAAAATCCACCATGTTCGTATAGTAGTTCATATCTAATAAGATCGGATACTCCCGGGAATTTACCTGTGTTATAATAATGTTCAATCAAATGACTATTATGCCATTTACGAGATCGCAACATCTTATCAGTAAATATAGTGTATTCCCACTCAGGATGTTTATCTCGCCAAGTATGCAGCCATTGAGTTGGAGCAGGTTTAGGTCCAACCCATATTTGACTTAGTCTTTTTGGGATGTTCACTTCTGTACCCACCAAATAAAATCGTCTTCTACATGCCAAGAGTTCTCTCCATAAAACTCCGTCACTGCCTGTTTGACAGTAGGGAAATGTATATCATGCCCAAACATAATACCGCCATCTCTTACTTTACTATCCCAAGCTTTAATATCTCTTAGGCAACCTTCGTATCCGTGGTCAGCATCAACAAATACAAAATCTAAACTCTTATCATCAACCGTCTTGGCTGCTTCAGTAGTATAGTCTTTTATAATATCAACTCTGTCTGGATTATATTCTTCAAACTCTCGTAAATCATTATAATATTTCATATGATCCCAAGAATGACCATGTTCTCCGGGTGTCCATTTTTCTGGTCCATTATTATCTGGTTGAGCTTCATATAAGTCTACACCAATCATATGTAATTTTGGACAATTGTTAATTAGGAATTTAAAATTAACACCATCGTGGATACCAAGCTCTGCGCCTTTTGTCCAGCCATTAGTATTAACAAAATTGGCTAATGTTTGCCATCTGTAAACATTTCCGCCATCATTACCTCTATCACGTATTCTTCCCATAATATATCTCCGTTGAATCAAAAAAGGTAGACAACTTAATGCCTACCTTTTATTTATAAGTTTTTTAAAAGTTTACTTACCGCCTTTTTTCTTCTCACCTTTAGGCTTTACGTAAGTGTGGTCTGGATCTATCATGATGTTTTATACATGTTGTGTTTAAATTCTGAGATTTCATTGGCTTTATCATTCATGCCCATATCTCTTAACTGTTTAATACTCATACAGTAACTTCTATATTCCATTAGTTTTAAAAATCTTTTAAACATTACGTTTCCTCTTCCTTACATCTTTTTGCAGTCAAAGAATGATTTCTCTAACTGTATTGGCACACCGCCTTTTGCGATGCATACTTCTTTCCAATTTGGTTGTTTGTATTTGTCAATCACGGCGTAAAATCCAAACGCTATACATATTAATATTAATGAAGTCATAACGACGAACATATAAAAACCTAACTTCTGCACTACCTGTGCTGATATTTCTATATGCTGATCACCAACCATTATACAGCAAACATTAGTAGCAACGCTACCAAGAATGCAAAGATACCCAACGCTTCTGCAAATGCGATACCTACAAACATTGTTCCCTGATCGCCTTCACCCTTTTTAGGCATTACTTTTAACACACTTCCGACTATAATTCCTACGGCAATAGCCGCTCCACCCATTCCTAAAGTTGCCAATCCTGCGCCAATTAATGCGCCCATTGTTGCTATATCACCAGTCATTATTTACTCTCCAACATTAATCTTCTTGCTTCTTCTACATATCCTTGACGAAACAATTCACTCGCCGCTCTTGCTCTGCCTGCTGACTCGCCAAATGCCCATAAGAACATTCCTACAGCAACTAAGCCTTTTGCTAATAGTTTAAATATTTTTGGCATTCTTACTGGTTGTTCACCTGTGATTTCCATTATACTGAACCTTCTAAGTTTGAGTTAACTGGTGTGTATGGAAACATGTCGCGCTTACGATTGTCTTCCCATGTGTCATTAGCAATAGAGCGAATATCGCCACGGCTAATACCGATGTCGTTTAATTCTCTATCTGTTAATCTATGGAGTGTTTTGAATGTTTCGCGGCGCTCTGCTCGTTTAGCCATCGCCGTGCCAATTCTTTCGAAGAATGTTACTACTTTGTATGCAAATACTGAAGCAATAGATGAATTACTATTAATCGTGTGTGCCATAATTTATCCTTTTCTAATAAATGTTTGTTTGTTTTACAAATATATTTATTAATAAAAAGGGTAAATAAGGGTTACCAATTTGATATAGCCGGTAGTCACTTATGGAATATGTGACATTTTGTCTTATGGAGTAGGATTATCTACCAGTATAAGATCAAATGAAGCTGATAAAACTCCGTTTGCTGCACCAATAGCTCTAAAGTCTATATCACTCTTTTCAGTAATTGGAATAGGAGAAGAGTAATGGATTGTGTGTTCCATTTGGTATAGCATAGTACCACCAGTAACTCTAAATGCTCCGCCAAACGGTCTTACAAAGAGTGATGCTTCAACAGCTTGGTTCTTACTAG